GAAGGCGAGGGCGGGACCCAGGCAGCGGCACAGACCGGTTTTGCAGTGGACTCCAGCCCCAGGCTGTTTTCGCGGTCAAGCATGAAAGGATGGTAAACAGTGGCAAGCTGCAGTATTCGATTGGAAGGGGATATCCGGCGTCTCAGGAAACGGATGAGCCAATTTTCAGATCTGGATAAGAAACGGCTTAATAACGTGCTTTCCTCCGTGATCCGCGCCTCTACGATGGAACGGTTTAAGACCTCCAGGACACCGGAGGGAAAACGCTGGGAGCCGTCTAAAAGGGCGGAGCAGGAGGCAGGAAAAACACTGGTAAAGACCGGGACCATGAAAAATTCCATCCGCAGGTCTGCCAATGATTCCGGCTTTGCTGTCGGGACCAACAATATTTACGCGGCAACGCACCAGTTTGGAACCCCAGGGCGGCGTATCACGATCCGGGCAAAGACAAGCCGGGGGCTGATCTTTAAGATCGGCGGCCAGTGGATCCGGAAAAAACAGGTCACGATCCGGGTGCATATCCCGGCAAGGCCGTTCCTGGGGCTGTCAGAAGACGATATGGCAGAGATCAAGGGAACAGTGGAGGACTTTCTGGAAGAGACATAAAGAGACCAGAGGAGGAGCGGACGCATGTATGCGAAGTGCAGGGAATACCTGATCGACAGATTAAGGGCCAGTGGGATACAGATGGAACCCATCACATCCCTTAAGAAGCTGCAGCTATACCGGAACAGCCATGTAGGGGCCGTCCTGTTTGATGAGGAGACCCTGGAGCGGGATGGGAGCAGGCGTGTTTTTAAAGACACGGACGGGAACCCGAAGACCCGTACCTGCTTATTTAAGCGGAACGTGGTCTTTGATGTGGTGATCGGGGAATTTAATGCGGAGAAGCTGGATGCGATCTACCAGAGGTTTCTGGAGATACTGGGAAAGGGACTGTATATCAACGGCGATTTTGTTTACGTTGAACCATCTGAAGCAGAATGGGCGGAGGATGAGGACAGCATCCTGGCAGCTAAGATCGCCGTGAAGATAAGGGTCACATTTTCGGGCGGCGTATATGCAGACACACCAAGACAGAGCTTAAAAGACAAGGAGCTGGATATAGATCATGGACAAAAGTAAGGAAAGGGCAAGTGCCTCATTGCAGGAGATCGGTGGCTGGAAGCGGATGAAAGGGACCAGCGCCGCCCTGTATGCGGGTGCCTGTACCGCACAGGGATGGAAGCCGGGTCGTAGGGTGACAGAGCAGGAATATGATTCTGCCATTGCTGCCTTTGGCGGCACGGCAATGGACGGAAGGGAAAGAAAGGTTAAGAAGGAGGGCACGGGATGCTAGGAGATGTGTTTACAACGGTAAGTGACGGGCTTTTAGGGTTCTCCACGAATAAGGGGACCGGCATTTTTACTGCCATCGGTGCCTCACCGGTGAAGGCAGACCGGCCGGTGACGATCACCGGCAATATGGGGGTCCTTAAGATCCGGGAGCTTTTGGGACGTTCCCCTCTGGCTGATTCCGTCATGGACAGCGTGGAAAACGGGGCAGACCGGATCTATTGTATCCCGGTGGCTGCATCCACAGCCGGAACGATCGGACAGGTCACGGATTCCAAAAAGGGCAAGGGCAGCATGAAAGCCAGCGGAACCCCCTGCAATGCCTTTGAGGTAGTGGTTACGATCACAGGGAAAGGCGGCTTTAATAGTGCGCTGTTTATGTATTCCACGGACGGAGGCGCGACAAATTCAGATGACCTGACAGTTCCGGAGAACGGCAGCTATGAGATACCGGAAACGGGCATCACGCTGGCCTTTACGGAAGATGTGGAAAAAGAGGGATCCTTTGAGATCGGGGATGTGTACCGTTTTTCCACGACGGCCCCCAGGATGACCAGCCAGGACGTCCTTACGGCTGTGAGCCGGCTGCGCAGTTATAACGAGCTGTATGAGATGGTACATATCGTAGGCGAGAGCGATGCAGCCATGTGGGCGTCCATATCCACAGCCCAGCAGGAACTGGAGCAGGATCACCATAAGCCCCTTCTCTTTGTGATGGAGGCCTATGCCCCGGATGATGAGGAGGAGGTTTCGGACTATGTGGAGCGCCTGGAGCAGGATCGGAAAAAGGTCAGGAATTATGAGATCCAGGTCGTAGCTGCCAGAAGCCGCTACATCAAAATGGACGGACGGACCGCAGAACAGAACAGCGCCGGGATCGTGTGCGGCCTGTATGCGCGCACAAAGGTCCATCAGTCCATTGGCCGTACCGGGGATTCCTACCAGATGGGGATCAGCAGGGACAAGATGCTGGAACTGACCCCGGCCGGTATCGAGGATTCCACCGCCCTTTTGGATGCGGCGGGGTATGTAACCTTCAGGGAATATGACGGGCTGGAAAAATACTATGTATCCAATGCCAACGTCATGGGGCCGGAAGGCAGCGACTACCAGTATGCGGAGGATGTGAGGGTCCTTAATAAGATCATCCGGGAGGTGCGCAAGGAGGCACTCCAGCACCTGCAGGAGGATATCGACCTGACCGATACACAGAAGGAACTGGGGAAGATTGCGGAGTATGTGAAAGCCCCTCTGGACAGGATGGTCGAGGCAGGGGAGATATCGGATGCGGAGATTACAGTGCCGAACGGGCAGGACATACAGACAAGCAAGTCCCTGTCAATGGTGGTGCGGTATGCATCCCGCGGTTACATCCGCAGCATCCTGGTGGATCTGGGGCGTACCGGCGTGGTCATAAGCAGTTAGGAGGCAGCAGATAAATGTTAGAAGTAAATGGGCGCTCTTACTCATGGGGGGATGTGGATCTGGGGATCCCGGGCTTAAACCTGCAGATCCAGTCCATCGACTATGAGGATGAGCTGGAAAAAGAAGAGGTCTATGGAAAGGGGCAGAAGCCCCGCGGGTATGGAGAGGGCAACTATAAGGCGTCGGGCAAGGTTACACTCCTGCGAGATGACTATGACGGGCTGCTGGATTACTGCAAACGGACAGGCACACCATTGTACCGCCTGCTGTTTGGAAAAGTTACAGTCAGCTATGCCAATGACGGGGACCGGACCCGGACGGATGTCTTAAACAAGGTCACGATCACCAAAAACAGCCATAAAGCAGCACAGGGAGACAAATCCTTAAGCGTGGATCTGGATCTGCTGATCGTGGGCGGGATCGTCCGTGACGGCGTCAAACCGATGTAAATTGACAAGATAAATGGCAAAAAGGAGCAGAAAAATGGCAGAAGAAATGAAAAAAGAACAGGAAACAGCAGCGGAAACCCAGCAGAAGGAAGACGCATTGAAGGCAAAGTATGGAAAAATTTACCGGGTAGGGGTGATACTGACGCCGGATGATGATACAGAGATCGCAAAGTGTTATTACTTCCGTGCTCCAAGCGTGGCCAGCTATGACCGTTATGTCAAGACGGCATCCAACAATGCCACCCGTTCCCTTAAAACGTTCCTGATGGATGCAGTCCTCCCGGAGAGCGCCGGGGCCTTAACGGCTGACCTGGAGGAGTATCCGGCCCTGTCCATTTCCGTGGGAGAAAAGCTGCTGGCAATGATGGGACTGTCGAAAGAGACAAATTTAAAAAAGCTCTAAACAGCCACCTGGAGGCGGTCAAAGGAAGCATCTACGAGGCAGGCCGCCTGGAGATCCTTCATTTTGTGCCTCCGGACTGTTTAGGGCAGGCAGATCTTGAACACATGGAACTGGATGAATTTTTGCACTATCTGGCAATGGCGCGGTATATCCAGGAGCTGGAAAGCGCCATTATACAGCGGGGAGTAGTAAGTGCTTTCCCGGAAGAATAACAGAGGAGGGGAAGGATGGGGTTAGAAAGTGTATTTAAACTGTCCTTAATCATGTCCATGGTGGACAATCTGACCTCCCCGTTGTCCAAGGTGCAGGCAGGAGTCGGCGGCTCGGTTTCCAAGCTCCAGAAAATGGAGCAGGGGCTGGGAAGCATGACAAAGACCGGGATCGGTGTGGCAGTGGTCGGTGACCAGATCACGAAGGCTGCGCTTGCACCGGTCCAGGCAACGTTTGATACACGGAGGGCGCTGGGAGAGCTGTCCTCATTAGGTGTTAAGGATTTAAAGACCCTTGAACATGCAGCCACAGACTTCAGCAACACCTGGGCAGGTACGACAAAGGCAGAGTTCATCAGTGCTGCTTATGACATTAAGAGCGGTATTGCCTCGCTGAGTGATGAGGGCGTAGCACAGTTTACAGAACTGTCCGGCCTGACAGCCAAGGCCACCAAGTCTACCGTCGGGGAAATGACTTCCCTGTTTGCTACGGGTTACGGTATTTACAAGGACTATTACAGCGGCATGACGGATATGGAGTTTGGTGAGATGTTTTCCGCCGGGATTGCCAAGTCCGTCCAGCAGTTTAAGACCACCGGATCCGGGATGTCCCAAGCAATCGAATCATTGGGAGCGTCGGCTACCAATGCCAAAGTGCCTTTAGAGGAGCA